CCCATTTCGTAATGATGAATACAAAGTTAGAACAAGACGAAGGTTCTGATGTAACTGTAGCAAATGATTTTAGACAAGTTGGTATTGTTAAAAATCCATCACAGTTTGGTAGTGCATCTCTATTCTCATCGTCAACTGCAAGAATGACATATGCAGTTTTACTTGCATCACATTCTGGTGAGTATGAAGTTGATGAAAAAATCACACAAACAACAACAGGCGCAGTTGGTAGAGTTGTTGAATGGGATACAAACAATAAAATTTTATACTATCAACAAGAGAGATTTTCAGATTATGGTATTGACTCTAGTAATAATGCAACTGCATTTTCTGGTACAAATACAATTACTGGAGCATCTTCAAGTGCAACAGGCACACCATCTACTAGTTCATCAACTGTAGATAGTGCCGTCTTCTCAAGTGGTTACTCAAATCCAGAAATGGAACCTGACAGTGGTGACATTATGTACATAGAAAATAGAAGACCTATTTCAAGAGCATCAGACCAAACTGAAGATATTAAAATTATAGTGGAGTTCTAAATGTCTCAAAAAACAGATTTAAATGTTTCACCATATTATGATGATTTTGATGAGACAGATAATTTTCATAGAGTATTATACAGACCAAGTTTTGCAGTTCAGGCAAGAGAATTAACAACACAACAATCTATTCTACAAAATCAAATTGAAAGAATGGGTAGACACATCTTCAAAGAAGGTGCGATTGTTATACCTGGTGAGATTGGTTATATAGATGAATACTATGCAGTAAAATTACAATCGTCTTTTAATGGTTCTTCAATAACTTCTAATGCAAGTTCTTATGTTGATAAAATTATTACAGGTGCAACCTCTGGTGTACAAGCACAAGTTGTAGGTTTCACTGATGCTGATAGTACAGACCCTTTAACTTTATTTGTAAAATATATAAAACCACAAGACTCTGATAGAACAACACTATCATTTACTGATGGTGAAAATATAAGTGCTGACGGTACAATTGGTTCTTTCAGTATCAATCAAGAGTCTGCCGTTTTACAGGCAACTGATGCCACTGCTACTGGTTCTGCCGCCTATGTAAATGCAGGTGTTTATTTTATTCGTGGACATTTTGTTAAAAGTACATCACAAAGAATTATCTTAGATAAGTACACAAACACACCATCATATAGAATAGGTTTTTCAATAACAGAAAACTTAACAACACCTGAGTCAGATACTTCACTTTTAGACAACGCAACAGGTTCATCAAATGAAAATGCAAAAGGTGCCCACAGATTAAATATAACTTTAACACTTACTAAATTAACATTAGGTTCTACTGCTGACCAAAACTTTGTAGAGTTAATGAGAGTAAGTAATGGTAGAGTTCAAGCAAAAGCAAGACCAACAGAATATTCAGTATTAGGTGATAATCTTGCAAGAAGAACTTTTGACGAGTCTGGTCATTATACAGTTAGAAGATTTCAAGTTAATGTAAAAGAAAGTTTAGACGATGGTTTAAATCAAGGTGTTTATACATCGGCACAAACAACTGATGAAGGTAATACACCATCAGATAGTCTTATGACTTTACAGTTATCACCTGGTAAAGCATATGTCAGAGGATATGAAATTGAGAAGTCAACTCCTACATTTTTAGATTTAGAAAAGTCAAGAACAACAGATACAGTAAATGGTGCAGTAACACCTGTTGAAGTTGGTAACTTTGTTAAGGTAACAAATGTTTATGGTTCACCAGATATTAGTCCAGAGATTGCTGGTGAGATTGCAATACCATATAGAGAAGTTTCTTTACATGATAATTTTACTTTTGCAAAAGATGGTGGTTTAGCGGCCAGAGGCACAGAGGCAGGTTCTCTTAAAACAAACTTACCTGGTAATAGAATTGGTGTTGCAAGAGCAAGAGGGTTTGAATTAGACTCTGGTTCAGGTTCAGAAAATTTATTATCTGATAGTGCAGATAATGATGCAATTTTTAGAGCATATCTTTTTGATATTAAAATGTTTACAGAATTGGTTTTATCAGACACACCAAGTGGTGGTATAACTGTCGGTGATAAAATTACTGGTGTATCTTCTGGTGCAAATGGTTTCTTAGAAAGTAGTGGTTCTGGTGATGAATTAGTTTTAAACCAAACTGATGGTAGTGGTACTGATGAAGGTGACAATATTCTTTTAGAGTCAGGCACTGCCGTGGCCGCAACTGATAAAGTAATTCTAGAGTCAACATTATTACCAGAATTGTATTTGACAAATGTAACTGGTACATTTACAAATGGTGAAAAAATTAAATCATCAGGTTCAACTGAGACAGATGAAATTTTAGAAAGTGCAGATAATGTAGATATTTCACTTGCTCAAGACCCTATAACTTTTGATTTTGGTATGGTTCATTCAATGTTTATGGACGACCCTACTGACTCTGAAGAAGATTTTACTGCCGATACAGTTCAAGACTCTAAGTTTACAATCACTGGTACAATAACTGCAAATAGAAACTCTGACACTCTTACAGGTTTTGGTACATTGTTCACAACTGAATTAAGAGTTGGTGATGTATTAGAAATTAGTTCAGGCACAAATGGTGCAAGTGAAGAAGTCGTTATTGAAGAAATAACTTCAGACACACAAGCAAAATTCTATGTATTAAATGGTCTTAAAATTCTTTCTACTTCTGCAACAACTAGAGTTTCAAACACTGCAACTTTTACTAGTACATCAGGCACGACCACTCCATTTAGTTCTAGTGATGGTGTTGTTCTTGCTGGTACAGGAACATCAAGAACAGTTGTAATAAAAGACCATAGTGATGTAAAATATAATGGTAAATTTTTAATAGAATATAAATCTGATACAACCGTAGAATATACTGTTGCAGGTACACCAACAACTCCAGACTCAACTATTGGTATTGCACACATCGTTGCTTTATCAAATAATGTTTCATCTATACCTGCAAAAAGAATTAGAACAACTTTAGCAGACCAAGAAAAGAATCTTTTATTAAGAAAATTACAGAAAAGAAAAACAAAAACTTTATTAACACAAGATAATAATGGTGTATCAGATACATCGTTTGTTTTTAGAAGACAATTTGTGGGCACTATTAACTCATCAGGTGCAATCGCCTTGAGTGCTGGTACGAATGAAACATTTAGTTCTATATCAAACATAGATTATATTATTACAATTATAGATGATGGTGCCGCCGGTGGTACTGGTAGAAATGGTGATATTGTAGATGCAACTGCAATCACTTCTAGTGGTGCTGGAACAGGCACATTAACATTTACATCAACAACTGTATTTGGAACAGGTGGTGATTACAAAGTAAAAATTATAGCAACACTTACAAAAACATCTGCCGCCGCAAAAATTAAATCATCAGAGAAATGTTTCTTAGTTTCAGTAGATAATGATGGCGTTGCTGGTGGGGCACAGTTTGGTAGTTCAGCACACCACAAAGATATATCATTAGGTCATGCTGATGCATTTAGATTAAGAGGTGTTTTTGAATCTGCTGACTCTTCAACAAATGCGAAACTACCACAGTTTACAACTACAGTAACAACAGGAACATTTACAAAAGGTGAGAGAATTAAAGGTGGCACATCAGGTGCCGTAGCAGAAATTGTAAATACAATATCACCAATTACTTATGTTCTTAAATCAGGTGCCGACTTCAGCACAGGTGAAACTGTGACAGGTGTAAGTTCAGGTTCAACTGCCATCGTTGCAACACTTACTGCTGGTTCTACTGATGTCACACAACAATATACTTTAGATACTGGTCAAAGAGATAACTTCTATGATGTTTCTAGAATAGTTAGAAAACCTGGTCAGACACCAGCAACAGGTAGACTAGTAATTGTGTTTGATTACTTTGAACATTCATCAGGTGATTTCTTTACAGTAGACTCGTATTCAAGTGCGATTGATTATGATGACATACCACAATATAGTGCTACAAGAATTGACCCCGACCAAAGACAACCTGCTGGTATTTTTAATTTAGAAGATGCAGTTGATTTTAGACCTAGAGTTGCAGACTCATCAATATCAACAACTGCAAACTATGAGAGTCAAGGACAAAGTGTTGATAAAGTTACAGGATATTCATTTCATTTTGCACAAAGGTCATTTACTGGAACTGGTGCATCAGTAATTAATATACCAAAAGATAATTCTAGTTTTATTTACGATGTTGATTTCTTCTTAGCAAGAAGAGATAAAGTAATGTTAACAATAGATGGTGATTTTGAAATTAAAACTGGTATACCTTCTGAGTTTCCTATAATACCTAAAAATAAATCTTCTGCTGAAAATATGGAAATAGCAAATTTATCTATACCTGCTTATACTGAAGATGTAAGTCAAGTTGATATTGACATAGTGGATAATAAAAGATTTACCATGAGAGATATTGGTAGATTAGAAAAGAGAATAGAAAGAGTTGAAGAATATACAACTCTTAATTTATTAGAACAACAGGCAGAGGCGTTACAAGTTCAAGATGCAAATGGATTAGATAGATTTAAAACTGGTTTTGTTGTTGATAATTTTCAAGGACATAGTACAGGCGATGTAACTCATAAAGATTATAGTTGTTCTATAGACTATGAGTTAAGAGAATTAAGACCAAAATATAATATGAAAGGTATTAAATTAGTTGAGACAAATACAACTGATGCTACTAGAACAAGTGCTGGTTATCAAAAAACAGGTGATTTATTAACATTGCCATATACTGATGTTGCAACAATAGACCAACCTTATGCGACACAAGTAGAAAATGTTAATGGACAACTATTCTATACTTGGGTTGGTGATATGAAATTAACACCATCAGGTGATGAGTGGTTTGAAACTGAATTATTACCAACAATAACAATTAATAGAGAAGGTAACTTTGACCAAATACTACAACAAGCAGGAGGCGAAGATGCATTAGGCACAGTTTGGAATGCATGGGAAACTGCTTGGTCTACAAGTGGTGGTACTATAAATGAGATAAACCGAGGGGCAAGAAGACAAAATATATTTGAAAGAATTATTGATAATCAAGTTAGAACAGGAACAAGAACATTTATTGGTGAAAACTTTAATATTGAAACTGTAGATGAGAGAGTTGTAAGAACTGATATAATACCATTTATTCGTTCAAGAAATGTTTCGTTCACTGTAACTGGTATGTATCCAAAGATGAGAGTTTATCCATTCTTTGATAAAACTGCCGTATCCACTTTTTGTACTCCTGATGGTGGTACATTATCTGGCACAACTACAACAAACACTTTACCAACTTCAGTTGCTGGTAATTGGTCCGTTGTTTCTAAAATTCAATTTAAATACGATAATAATGGTACAGAAGATATCACTGCAAAAATAGAAGTAGCAAACGACCCTAGAGGATTTGCAACAACTGGCACTCATTCTGATTTAACAAATGTAACAATCGCCGCTGGTTCAAATGCAACTTACAATGTAACACTAACAAGTGATAGGGCACCTAACTCATTAGGTGAGTCTTTCTTTAAATTTACTTTTACTAATAGTGTGTCAGGTGGCACAACTGCAACCAACAGATTATATGAAGTTAGATTTTTTGACTCTGATGATGTAACTGTAATTGCAAACGCATCAAACTCTCAAATTGAGGCATTTGAAAACTTTACAAATCCTGCAAATGCATTATTGGCACAAACTAATCCACCAACTCAAGCAGAAGTACCAACAGACAGAAATGCGCCATCTACTTTAACAGTTAATTTATTTAATGGTACAAGAACAATTACACCTGCAAGTGGAACTTCTATTAAAGTATTACCTGGTGACGAAGAAACTGATAGATTTGTTACTGGTCCAACTGGTAGTGTAAGTGGTATCTTTAATATACCTGACCCATTAACACCAGGCAATCCAAGATTTCAAACTGGTGATAGAGTTTTCAGATTAACTTCTTCACCAACAAATGCAGTTGAAAGTGTAAGAACTTTTGCAGAGTCAATCTATTCTGCTAAAGGTACTTTAAATGTTGTTCAACAAACTGTTACAAGAACAAGAGATGGTATCATAACTAGAGATGAAGTTTCAGAAGATAGAACACAAGCAAGAAGAGGTAGATTTTTAGGTGCCCAAAGGTGGGATCCTCTCGCACAATCTTTTGTATGTGATACAATAGGTGGTGAGTTTATTACAAAAATAGATTTATATTTCTCACAAAAAGATACAACTGCACCTATTACTGTTCAACTAAGAGAAATGTATAATGGTTATCCAACTGATAGAATATTACCTTTTGGTCAAAAAACATTACAACCAGAAGATGTTAATGTTTCTTCAACTGCCGCCACGGCAACAACATTTACTTTTGACTCACCAATTTATTTAGAAGAAGGTATTGAGTATTGTTTTGTTGTACTAACAGACTCAAGAGATTATCTACAATGGATTTCAGTCATGGGTCAGTTAGATGTTGTTGGTGGTAGATTAGTAAATGACCAACCTCATTTAGGTGCATTATTTAAATCACAAAATAATAGTACATGGACTGCTTATCAATTTGAAGATATGATGTTTACTTTATATCGTGCTGATTTCACAACAACAGGCACTTCAAATGTTGCTCTTGCTAATGAACCAGTTCCAACTAGAACATTAGAAACAAATTCAATCAAAACAATTAGTGGTTTAAATAAAATTAAAGTAATACACCCAAATCATCAAATGTATAATACTAGTAATAATGTAACAATAAGTGGTGCTAGTTCTGGTGTCTTCACAACTTTAAGTAGTTCTTTATCTTCTGGTGCCAGTTCACTATCACTTTCAAGTTCAACAGGTTTTCCTGGTAGTGGTACGATAAGATTAAAAATAACATCACCAAAAGATGCCAACGGTGAAGATGTTGCAGACGAAGTTGTTTCTGGAACAATATCAGGCACAACAGTTTCTAGTTTAACAAGAGGTGTTGAGGGTAGTGACATAAATCACGCCTCTGGCGCATCAGTTGAACTTTATCAAGTTGCAGGTATACCACTAACTGAAATTAATAAGACACACACTGCAATATCAGAATTTGGTATAGACTATTATACTCTTGCAACTTCAACAAATGCAACGGCAACTTCTGCCGTGGGTGGTTCAGCAATAGTAACAACAGAAAATGCACAAATGGATGCAACAAAAATATTACTAAATGCGATTGAGTATAATGGAACAACAATTAATGGTAGTGCAAAAACAACATCAGGAACATCACCAGATGGTACTCAAACACCATTTAATAAAACAACAACGACTTCTAGTTTACCTATCAATGAAAACTTTTTCTTTGATAATCCAAGAATGATATGTAGTTCAATAAATGAAACAAATGAATTATCTACTGCAAAATCATTTGAATTAAATCTTTCAATGACAACGACTAAATCTAATTTATCACCAGTTATTGATTTAGATAAAGCATCTATTATTACTATTGCTAATAGATTAGATAATGTTGACTCTTCTTCAGACATATATCCTACTAGTGAGTTTGTTCCTGCAACAGAACCTGATAGTGATAGCAACGAGGCAATTTATTTAACAAGACAAGTTCAATTAACTGCATCGGCAACACAATTAAATGTTTTATTTGATGCCGTAAGACCTAGCAGTTCAGATATACAAGTAATGTTTAAAATACTTCGTTCTGATGACTCTACTGATTTTGACGATTTAGGTTATACATTCTTTAATACAACAGGCACAACTGATGTAACAACTAATCCATCAACAACTTCTGATGACTTTATTGAACATGAGTATACTGCAAACAACTTAGGTGAGTTCATAGCATTTCAAATTAAAATTCGTATGCAAGGAACTAATAGTTCTGAACCACCAAGAATAAAAAGATTAAGGGTAGTGGCAACGGCATAATGAATAAATTAAATGTAAAAGATAAACCTAATTTAGTCAGAGACACACACTCTAAAGCAGTTGTTAATGTTAATAAAATAGCATATGAAAGAAGTGTAAAGATAAGATTAGAGGCACAAAAACAAAGAGATGAAATGAGAGATGCAGTAAGAGAGATAAATAATATAAAGTGTGAAATGCATGAAATGAAAAATTTATTATTAAAATTAATAGGAAAAGAAGATGGCAGATAGAAGTGTTGTAGGTTCAAATACTTTTGAAACATTTAGAACAACATTTAATTCTTTAAGTGCTGATGTTGGTGATATTGTAAGTGTTACTGATGCATCAGGAACTATCGCATCGGCAACTGATATTGTTGAGGCAGTGGTTGCATTGAACGGTGCCGTTTTCAATCCTGCATCAAACTTAACTTTATCAGGTAATAACACATACTCAGGAACTGCAAATTTTACAAGTACAGTTACAATGAGTGGTACAAAGAATTTTACAGGAACTACAAATCTTGCAGGTTTAGTTTTTAGCACAGGTGGTATAACTTTTGCTGACGGAACTGGTCAAACAACTGCCGCCACTACACAAGGTTTTGCGATTGCCGTAGCAGTTGCTTTGGGATAAGGAGAACAAATGGCAAATAATTTTAAAAATAGTTTTAAGTCAGTTTTAACTGCTGGTGAAAATTATCAATCAACTGGTAGTGCAACTGATAATGCAACTGGTCCACAAGTGGTGTATCGTGCAAACAATGGTTCAGGTGTAAACTCAATTCTTATTGAATTAGATGCCGCCAATACAGGTTCTTCTTCACTTCAAGTCACATCATTTATTCAAGATTACTCTGCGAGTTTAGGTACAATAAGTTCTGTTGCATCATCAAGTGATACTGCAACTGTTACTTGTGGTTCTGCTCATGGTCTCACAACAGGTCAGTATGTTTTCGTAACAGGTTCAACAACTGCATATGTAAATGGTATTTATAAAATAACTGTAACAAGTACCACGGCGTTTACATATTCACAAAATGCAAGTGCAGGTGATGGCACTGCATCAGGTACAATTTTAGTTTATCCTGCATATCATATTGTAAAAGATGTTACAGTACCACCACAATCAACTCTTAAAATTGTGTCTGGTCAAAAAGTTGTTCTTAACTCAAACGATGCAGTTTATAGTTATGCATCAGTAGGAACAGTTGATATGATTGCTGGTATTTTAGAAGATGTAACATAAGGTAATTTTTATGGCATATATTGGAGCAACATCATTACACACACCAGTGAATACTTTTCACAAAGAAGATTTTACTGGTGCAGATACTGGAACAAATAATAGTATAGCAAACTCTATTATTTTAACACAAGAGGTAACTGGTTTGAGTGCATCTAATATTGAATTATTTTTAAACAATGTCAGACAAGAACCTGATGTTGCTTATTTTGTTAGAGAAGATAGTTCTGGTGTGCCAAAGATAATAGAATTTTCAGAGGCACTAAATTCTTCAGACTCAGGTTATATTATTTTTAAAGGTTTAGGTCCTGGTACTGAGAGAACAGGTATCGCCTCTGGTTCTGTTACATCGGCAATGTTATCAGACTCATTAAAAGAATTTACTTTAGACTCTTTTACTGGTGATGGTTCAGATACAACTTTTACATTGTCTGCACAACCTAACAATGCAAATTCACTTTTAGTAACTGTTGATGGTATCGTGCAAAAACCATCAACAAACTATTCTGTTTCAGGAACAACTTTGACATTTACTGGTGCGCCTGCAAACAATGCCGAGATAGAAGTTAGAGATTTAGGTATCAGAACTTCAGTTCGTAGAGGTACAGGTTTTACTGTTGATACTTTAACTGTAAGTGGTAGTTCAACGAGTACAATGGCATTATCAAGTAGTGTTTTAGCAAACGATGTTTTTATTTCAATAAATGGTATTATACAAACACCAACCTCTGCTTATACAATAAGTGGGTCAACTGTAACTTTTGCATCTAATTTATCAGACGGCGATGTTGTTGTTGCAAGGTATCAGAGATAGGAGAATGTTATGGTAACAAGAATAACTAAAACTAAACCAACTGGTGGGGCAAAACTTAGAAGACCTAATGGTGATACATATTTAGAATTACCTGATACACCATATGACCCTAGTGATGAAGATGAAACAAGAACAATAGATACAAAGACAGGTTACTTTGGAAAGAAGATATCATAAATGCCAATAAGTAAAATAACAACTAGAGGATTTAATTTTGCAAATACACTTTCAAGAGGTGATTTCACAGACACTTCTTTTGGTGATATTGTTTTATTAGAAAATGAAGATGGTGCATTATTAATGGACGCCAGTGCATCTGGTGTTGATGTTGAAGGACATATCTTATATAATAATAATGAGTCTGCTTTTTTCTTTCGTGATATTAGTTCAACTCAACTTTCAGATGGTGCAGTAACACTTTCTAAAATTTCTTCAGATACAAAAGACCAATTGAATGAAGACCATATTGCTTTAGAAAACGAAGATGGAAATTTATTATTAAACTCTTCTGCCGTCAGCACTGATGAAGGTGACAGGATTGTTTATGATGCAATATTTATTGATAAACTAAATTTATTTAACATTAATAGTTTTGGAAGTTCTTCTCAAGTATTACAAGTTAATAGTGGTGCTGATGCTTTTGAATTTGCAAATTCTTCTCAAGCATTTGCCACACTACTTACAACTCAAACAGTTAACAATGCAAGTAATACTTTTTATGTTCAATTTAATAATTTGAATACCACTTATGGTTCAACTTATAATACATTAAGAATAGTTTTTAGAGATTTTAGACCAGAAACTGCTAATCGTGAAATCAGTGTAAGGGTTTCTGCAACTGCTGGTGCATTAGATAATAGTAGTAGTGATTATACTTATACTAATTTTTCAACATCATCAGGTTCTCAAGACAATTCTGGTTCCACAGGTGAAAACAGAATAAAAATATCTGCACACGGAATAGGTGATGGTTCAGGAAATGTTGCTGGATATGGTATGATTACTATAAATGGTTATAATGATACTAGTTATTATCCACTATTGAATTGGAGATATGATATAGACCCTACTGGTTCTTCTAATGTTGCAACAGTTATAGGTTCAGGATATAGAAAAACAACATCGGCACTTGAAAATGTTGCTATTGGGGCAAATAATTTTGGAGATAACCCTGGCATACATAATGGAATATTTAAACTTTACGGATTAAACACATGAGTGATTTTACAAACAAAAACATTATGTCTAATGGTTCTATTGAACAAATATCAGACGAACAACTTAAACAATTTAAATCAGATGCTGACACATGGAACGCAGGTGAAAAAGATAGACTATTAGATGATTTAAGAGTTATAAGAAATAAACTATTAGCAGAGTGTGATTGGACACAAATGGCAGATATAAGTGACTCTAGAATGGATAATCTTACTAAAGGTAAATGGCAAGTTTATAGAGAAGAATTAAGAAACATAACTGACGAACTAGACACTATTGATAAAATAAACAATGTGACTTGGCCAACGAAACCAAGTTAAGGAAAATAAATGGCATATATTGGAAAAGAACCTACATTTGGTGCATTTGAGAAACAGATAATTACTGGTGATGGTAGTAATGCAACTTTTAATTTAACTCACTCAGTTGCATCTTCATCGTCTATATTAGTGTCTCTGGGTGGTGTTATCCAAGAACCTAGTCTTGCATATGACTTAGCATTTTCTAGTGGTCAGCAACAAATTACTTTTTCATTTACACCATCAAGTGGTACAAGAATTTTTATTATCTATCTTGGTAGACAAGCACTTACACAATCTGCCGCCTCACTTACTGCAAGTCCAACAGTTGATTCTTTTACTGGTGATGGTTCTGATACAACTTTTAGTTTATCAACTACACCTGCAAATCCATCAAAGACTATGTTAGTTTTTGTGAATGGTGTTTTTCAAAAATATACAACAAACTATTCTGTATCTGGTTCAGTATTAACATTTGTTTCTGCACCAGATAATTCAGCAACAATCGTTGCAGTAAATATGAACAGTAATTCAGAAGTTGTGATATCTGATGTCTCAAATAATTCAATTACAAATGCAAAATTAAATTTAAGTTATGCACCTTCATATTTTACAGGTAATGGTTCATCAACTGCTTTTACTTTATCTGAAAGTAATCACACTGCTAATACTTTATTAGTTACAGAGAATGGTGTTTTACAAAAACCAACAGACGATTATACAGTATCAGGAACAACTTTAACTTTTACAACTGCACCAGCAAACAATGTTCAAATTGGTATTAGATATTTACCATTTGGAGCAACAAGTTAGGAATAAAAAATGACAACTAAAATTACAACAGATAATATTTTAGACGGCACTATTGATGCCGTAGATATGAAAGATTTAGCAATAACAAATGCAAAATTGGCAGGTAGTATTGATGTAACATCAAAATTAACTGGTTCTGTTCCAACAACAAACTTACCAACTATACCTGTATCAAAAGGTGGCACAGGTTTAACTTCACTTGGTAGTGCAGAACAGGCATTAAAAGTTAATTCTGGTGCGAGTGCATTAGAGTTTGGAAGTGCAGGAAGTAATATTTTACAAATGGTAACGACTTCAAGTTTATCAAATGTTAGTACAACTTCAAATGTAACTACTTATCAAACTTGTGGTAATTTTGGTCCAATAACACCTAAGAGTGATACCTCACACATTATTGCAGTTTGGGGTGGTTGGTGGTATCCTTATCTAACAAGTGGTTCTAATGCAGGTCTAGGTATGGGTATGAGACTCACTACTGACTTTGGTGGTTCTACTACCGTAGGTGTAACTGGTACAGGTAATAATGCAATATTTCAAATTCAAGCAAATAGTATGGGGTGGTTGCATTATGCTTTGCAATATGTTCAAAATGTATTTAAAACAAGTTCTGATGCCGGTCACCCAGGTGCAGGAAATCCTGTAACATATTATCCTTGGATTAGTTTGTCAACTACAAGTGCTACACCAAGTATGAGAATAACATATCAAACTTCATACATAATGGAAATAGAACCAGCATCATAATGGAGATACAATCATGACAACAAACCCATTTTTAGAACCAGATGAATTGCAGGCAATTCTTGCAATAAAATCTGATGCAAAATTTACAATTAGAGATGATAGAGAATATGGTAGAGAAAAGGTTATTGAATGGCATGACGGTAACCCAACTAATATAACTCAATCTGACATAGATGCAAAATTAAAAGAATTACAAACTGCTTTTGCTAATTTAGAATATGCAAGAAATAGAGCATCTGAGTATCCATCTACTGGAGAACAATTAGATGAAATATATCATAATGGATTAGATAGTTGGAAAACTAAAATTAAAGCAGTTAAAGATAAATATCCTAAATCATAGATAGGTGAAAAATGTCTCAAACAAAAATAACGAAAGATGTTCTAACAAATGCGATAGATACACCAAACATTACTGATGGTGCCGTAACTGAACCTAAAATTAATCCTAGTGTTTTTACAAATATTACAGGTTCACAACTTTCACCTACTTTAGATTTATCAAGTAAAACTCTTACATTTTCTACACCGCAACTGTCACCACAAATACCAACTGTTGGTCAAGATGAAAATGCATTTAATATTGGTCTTCTTGGTTTCAAAATGGCAGTATCTGAAGGTCTCACTATCTTTAATTTAGTAGATGGTGTTGTTGACGAATTCAATGATGAAACAGGTGTAGATACTCCAGAGAATTCTAACGCAATTTATGATTCAACTTCTGACTTTTACTCTAATCAAACTGGTGGTGCTTATCCAGGCAGTCCTTACATAGTTTCAGATTTTACTTCACCAGGCACTTACACTGCACCAGCAACAACTACTGCGATTAATTTATTAGTAGTTGGTGGAGGTGGAGGTGGCGGTGGTTCTAATCCACAATTTTCTGCTGGTGGCGGTGGTGCTGGTGGTTTAATATATTTAAACGATTTGCCAGTAACTAGTGGTGGCACTTATGCAATAACTATTGGTGAAGGTGGTACACCTGGAGAGGCAGTGGCAACTCCTGCCTCTGGTGGAGGAAAAGGTGGTGATACCACATTTGTATATTCTCCTAGTGTAAATATTATAGGTGAAGGTGGTGGTGGTGCATCATATGTAGAACCATCATCAGTTAACACTGGTGGTTCTGGTGGGGGATTATCAAATCAATCTGGAGCACCAGGCGATGCTGGTGAGGGAACACAAGCAACAAATCATCCAGTAACAGGTTTATCAGATTTTGAAGGTACATCATATACAAACTCACCACCGAGTTTTTCTGCTGAAGGTTCTGAACAAGTTGGTAGTTTTGGACAATCATCTGAAAATCCAGGCGCAGAACATGGTATAGGTGGTGCTGGTGCTGGTAGTGGTGCTTTTAATTCTGGTCATCCTCAAGGTAATGGTGCAATGGGTGGTGAAGGTTTAGATTATAATATATTAGATGGTTCAACTGCCGTTGCATTTTCTGGTGGAGGTGCCGCCGGTTCATATCCAACTGCACAACCATCTGTTGAAGGTGGTGAAGGTGATGAAGGTGGTCGTTCTGGTGGCGACCCAAATGGTTTAGCAGTTGCAAATACTGGTGGTGGAGGTGGTGGCACTTACACTTCAACTGGTAAACCTGGCGCCGATGGTAGAGTTGTTGTTGCAACATCTAGAACACTTACCACTAACACTTCTATGACTTTAATCAGTGATACATTTACTGCAAACTCAACACCAACTAAAGCAAGAATTGTAGTCTTTGCAGAATTGGCAGACGATTTAAATACTGATATTATTGCATCAGTTACAAGAGATAACTCTACATTTAATTCTGTTACATTAACCGATGAGGGTTTTGAGGCAGGGTCAAGTGGTATTAAAATATTTACAGGTTCAACACCACTCACAGGTTCAGGTTCACCTCAAGTTGCACTAAGATGGAAAATAGTAGGTTCTAGTTTAACAGGTAATAATAAAGTACATGGTGTTGCTTTACAATGGGCATAGGAGAATAAAATGCCAAATCCTTTAACAGGTTTAACAAAAGTTGATGATAGTGATTTAGAAGATAGTGGTGTTGTAGGTACAAACATTGCA